CGGTCCACACTTTTATCATCAGAAGGTTAGAAAATGCGTAGCCGCATTCGGTTCGTTATTTACTAACTTGTATGTAATTCGTAAGAATTCGGCTGGTGCTGTAATTAGTACAGTACGAGTACCATTAGCTTATGCTCCGCGTGATAAGTATATCGAACGTATTCAAGGTTTGGCAGACATACAACGAGATGAGGCTGTTGCTTTAAAACTACCTCGTATGTCTTTTGAGATCACGTCATACATCTACGATGATACAAGACAATTACAGAAGTTAAACAAAACATTTCATAACAATACTATTGATGATCATGGCTCTAAAAAAGATGTTGTTACAAGATCTGTACCATACAATATAACTTTTTCTCTGACTATATACGCAAAAGCACAAGATGACGCTTTACAAATAGTAGAACAAATATTACCGTTCTTTAGTCCTCAATATACATTAACTATGAAACCTTTTAGTGATTATACAGATTTATTAGAAGATATACCACTTACACTTCAAGGTGTTTCTTATCTTTCTGATTTTGAAGGACCAATGCAAGATAGAAGCGTATTACAATATGTCTTAGATTTTGAAATGAAAACAGCATTCTATGGACCAATTGATGCAGGCAAAAGTGTCATACAAAGGTCTATTGTTAATTATGATTTAAATAGTGTAGATTCCGCAGGTTTTGGATTTAGTGTACATTATACACCGAAGTTTTTTAGTAGAACGCCAGATGATCCTTTATTCCCTGGTTATAATACTACTTACTATGGTGATAGCAGCTTATAGGTGAATTATGGATAGCGATAAGATTGCAAATGATTACGAATATTCTCGACAAACCTATTATGAGTTAATCGAGAAAGGCAAAGATGCCCTTGACTTGGCTATTGAGATTGCTCAACAGTCTGAGCATCCTCGTGCTATAGAAGTCTTATCTGGCATGATTAAGAATGTCGGTGATGTAAATGATAAGTTAATGGATCTAAATAAAAAGAATAAAGACATTAATAAAAATGATGATATACCTATGAAAGCTGAAGGCACAACAAATAATCTATACATTGGTTCTACTACTGATCTACAGAGAATGTTACAAGACGTAGAAAAGATAGAAAAACCTACTAACAATGTAATAGATATAACGCCTCGATTAAAAGATGAGTGATGGATACTTAGGGAATCCAAATGTAAAACGTGACGGTATTGTCGCTTCATGGACCCAGCAAGAAATATTAGAATATAAGAAGTGTATGGACGATCCTATACATTTTGCAAGAGAATATTGTAAAGTTATATCTCTTGACGAAGGCTTAGTTGACTTCGATCTATATCCTTATCAAGAGAAAATGTTCGAATACTTTAATCAGCATAGATTTAATATCGTATTGGCTTGTCGTCAGTCCGGTAAATCTATATCATCAGTTGCATATATTCTATGGTTTGTTTTATTTCACTCAGAAAAAACAGTGGCTGTACTAGCTAACAAAGGTGCAACGGCGCGTGAGATGCTTGCACGTATTACTCTTATGTTAGAGAATCTACCATTCTTCTTACAACCAGGTACAAAAGCCTTAAACAAAGGTTCATTAGAATTTTCGAATAATAGTAAGATTATAGCGGCAGCCACATCAGGCTCCTCTATTCGTGGTCTTTCTATTAATCTATTGTTCTTAGACGAGTTTGCATTCGTTGAGAATGATGCACAATTTTTCACATCAACGTATCCGGTTATCTCATCAGGTAAAGATACAAAAGTGATTATTACTTCTACCGCCAATGGTATAGGTAATGTCTTCCATAAAATTTGGGAGGGAGCACAACAAAAAACAAATCAGTTTCAACCGTTCAGGGTTGACTGGTGGGACGTACCCGGGCGTGATGACAAGTGGAAAGAAGAAACTATTGCCAATACTTCTCGATTGCAATTCGATCAGGAGTTTGGTAATACATTCTTTGGTACAGGCGATACACTCATCAATGCCGAAACACTTATGGGTCTAAGAGCAAAAGATCCGATACAAGTTAAAGGCGATGCACTAATATATGAGGAAGCTATACCTAAACATGAATATGTTGTTGTGGTAGATGTTGCGAAGGGAAGAGGCCAGGACTATAGTACTTTTAATGTAGTCGACATTAGCACGAGGCCGTTTAAACAGGTTGCTGTATATCGCAATAACGTTATCTCGCCTATTCTCTTCCCCGATTTTATTTATAAATTTGCAAAAGCCTACAACAATGCTTATGTGGTTGTTGAGGCAAATGATGCTGGGCAAGTTGTTTGTAATGGATTATATCATGATTTAGAATATGAGAACTTTCATGTTGAGTCGGCTGTTAAGTCAACCGGCCTTGGTATTGAGATGACACGTAAAGTCAAACGTATCGGTTGTTCATCGTTTAAAGATTTACTAGAGAATAATAAACTAGAAGTTGTAGACCAACAAACAATATTAGAAATATCTACATTTGAAGCAAAAGGACAATCGTATGAGGCCTCAGCTGGTAATCATGACGATTTAGTTATGAATTTTGTATTGTTTGGATATTTTGCTGGTACAAATTACTTTGGTGAATTAACGGATATCAATTTAAAAGAAATGTTATTCGACCAAAGAATGAAAGAAATAGAAGCAGACGTATTACCATTCGGTTTTGTTGATGATGGTTTACCACATATACCAATAATAGACGAAGATAGACGACAATGGCAGATAGAAGAGAGGCCAGATCTAGACTTTTAATAAGTTATAAATAAGAACATAGTGAAAACCCGCCGTATTATGACAGATCTTATTATTTAAAAAGGAAAAAACACATGGCACTTGGAGTACCTTCATCAAGTCCTGCCGTAGTAATCAAAGAGATTGATGCTAGCGCAAGTATTCGTACAGCTAGTACTACAATCGGTGGTACGGTAGGTGATTTTCGTTGGGGACCAGTGGGAGTACCTATGACTGTTGCAACAGAAACAGAACTAGTAGGAACTTTTGCCGCACCTGACGATGCAAACTCCGTAGAATTTCATAGCGCAGCATACTTTCTAAGATATGCTGATAACATGAAAGTCGTACGGACAACAGACGCAAATGCAAAGAATGCTTATGACGCAGACTCTGCAACCGCCCCAGCTATTACTAATCAAACAGATTGGGACGCACAAGAATCAACACTCTCTGGCGCAAATCATACTTTCGTAGCAAAGTATCCTGGCGCATTGGGTACTGGTTTAACAATTTCAGTATGTCCAGCAGATGAAACAACATTTAATGGATGGGCATATAAATCAGATTTCGATACATTTCCCGGAACATCAACTTCAGCCGCGGCTGAGAGTGCAACCAATGACGAAGTGCACGTTGCAGTCGTAGACGTTAACGGAAACTTCGGTTCAAAAGGTGGAGTTTTAGAAACTTTCCCACATGTATCGTTAGCAACAAACGCAAAAACACCAGACGGATCTACTAACTATATTAAAAATGTAGTTAATACAGGATCAGCTTATGTATGGATGGCTGGATTTGGTACAGCTGGATCGAGATTCGATGCAGACGCTGGATCGGCACTTGCAAGTGGTAAAGACTACTTGACAACTCCAGCAGCGGTTCTTACAATAGCTTTAACAGGCGGTGTCAATCAAAACGCAAACACAGCTGGAACAATAGCAACGGCATTCGATCAACTAGAGGACGGAGATACAGTTGCACTTGATATTCTATTTTCCGCTGGTATGTCGGGTAGATCCGATCATGTAACAGTTGTAAATGATATTACAGCTACGGCAGTTGCGCGTAAAGATTGTATAGCAGTAGCTTCACCCGCAAGGAGTGATATTGTAGGAGTAGCAAGTCCTGCTACTATGGTTACAAATACTATGCTAACTGCTAAAGATATGACATTCGGATCATACCTAGTAGTTGATAACAACTTCTTAAAGGTATATGATAAGTACAATGACAAGTATATCATGATACCTGCCGCATCTTCAACAGCCGGAATCATGGCCGCAACGGATAACAACGCTGCTCCATGGGTATCACCTGCTGGAACAAGACGTGGTAATTATCTAGGTATTACCTCATTGGCTTACTCACCAACAAAAGCTCAAAGAGATACACTCTATAAAGGAGCGGTTAACCCAGTTGCAAATATTCCTGGACAAGGAGTTATGCTCTATGGTGATAAAACACACATGAACAGACCATCAGCATTTGATCGTATTAATGTTCGTAGATTGTTTACATCATTAGAAAAAGCAATCGGTGAATTCGCTAAAGCTTCTCTCTTTGAACTAAACGACGAGTTTACTCGAGCTGAATTTGTAAATAATGTAGAACCTTTACTAAGAGAAGTAAAGGGTCGACGTGGTATTACAGACTTTAAAGTAGTCTGTGATGAGACAAACAATACCGCTTCAGTAATTGACAGAAATGAATTTGTGGCGACACTCTTCATCAAGCCAGCACGCTCAATCAACTTCATCACATTGAATTTTGTGGCGACTAGAACGGGTGCTGACTTCGAAGAAGTAGTTGGCATATAGTAGCGGTAAGGAGAAAACAAAATGGCTATTCTAGGAGTAGATGATTTTAAAGCAAAACTACGTGGTGGTGGCGCTCGCTCTAATCTGTTTAAAGCAACAATTAACTTTCCAGGCTATGCGGCTGGTGACGTTGAAATGACATCCTTTATGTGTAAGGGTGCTCAATTACCGGCATCAACTATTGAAGCTGTGCCAATCGCTTTCCGCGGACGTCAGTTACAAATAGCTGGTGAACGTACGTTTGCACCATGGACAGTTACAGTCATTAATGATACTGACTTTAATGTACGTGACGCAATGGAAAGATGGATGAATGGTATTAATGGACATACAACCAACGTTGGTCTTGTAAATCCAACTGATTACCAGGCTGACTTAATTGTAGAACAATTAGATAGGGACGGCACATCAATTAAGCGATATGATTTCAGAGGATCTTTTCCTACTGAAGTTGGAGAAATAGAGCTTAATTATGACAACACTGGAGCGATCGAAGAGTTTATTACTACCTTCACGATCCAGTACTGGGAGTCAAATACCACTTCGTAAGGAGTTATAAATAATATGTGAAGGGCCGAAAGGCCCTTTGCTAAACTATTTTTTGTAGGTAAGAATATGGCAGAGAATAACGGATTTACATTATTTGGATTTGAAATACGTAGAAAGCAAGACAAGCCTTCTAAAAAGAATCAGATGGATTCTATTGTACCGCCCATCGATGAGGATGGCGCAGGTTACGTAACTGCATCCGGATCTCACTTCGGTCAATATGTTAATATTGACGGTGACGAATTTAAAGACAATATATTAAAAATTAAGCAATACCGTGGTGTTGCTATGCATCCAGAAGTTGATGCGGCAGTTGAAGATATTGTAAACGAATCAATATCAATTGCAAATGATGGTTCAACTGTTACTATTAATATGGATAACGTTGAAATATCAGATAAAATTAAAAAGAATATTACAGAAGAATTTCAGAACATATGTGTAATGCTTAAGTTTAACGAACTAGGGCATGACATCTTCCGTCGTTGGTATGTAGACGGTCGAATTTATCATCATCTCGTAGTTAACGAAGCAAACATGAAGATGGGTATTCAAGATATCCGTCCTATTGATGCTACGAAGATCCGTAAAGTAAAAGAAATTAAGAAAAAGAAAGACCCGGTTACCGGTGCTGAACTTATTGAAAAGGTTGACGAGCACTTTATTTACCAAGAGAAACCAGGTCAAACTAAACAAGGTGTTAAACTTACAACTGACGCCGTAAGTTATGTTACATCTGGTCTATTAGATCAAGATCGTAAAAGAGTTATATCATATCTTCAGAAATCACTGAAGCCATTAAACCAGTTAAGAATGATGGAAGACTCACTAGTCATCTATCGTCTTGCACGTGCACCTGAACGTCGTATCTTTTATATCGATGTAGGTAACATGCCGACTGGTAAAGCTGAAGAGTACATGAAGAAGATCATGACTCAATATAGAAATAAGTTGGTATATGATGCCACAACAGGTAGATTAAAAGATGATCGTAAGCATATGTCAATGCTTGAAGATTTCTGGTTACCACGAAAAGAAGGTGGTAGAGGAACAGAGATTAGTACATTGCCGGGTGGTGAAAACCTTGGACAAATAGATGATATTTTATATTTTCAAAAACGATTATATAAATCTCTTAACGTACCTGTATCACGTCTTGAACAAGATCAAGGTGCTAATATACTTGGTAGATCGACAGAGATCAATAGAGATGAATTAAAATTCCAGAAGTTTATTGAACGTCTACGTCGTAGATTCTCAGCCCTCTTCTTAGATGTTCTTCGTAAGCAGCTTATATTAAAAGGTGTAATTGCTGAAGAAGATTGGAAAGAGTGGGAAAATGATTTAGTTGTAGAATTTGCACATGATAATCATTTTGCTGAACTTAGAGATGCTGAACTAATCCGTGAAAGACTACAGACAATGGATTTAGCTCAGAACTATATTGGCGAATACTATTCTAAAGAATGGGCACAGAAAAATATTCTTATGTTAGATGACGATGACATAGAAAGAATTAATAAAGAAATAAAAGGTGAAACAGATTCTGGTGAAGTTGATAATGGCGAAGAACCAGAGAATCAAGGAGATGATAATGAGCGATGAAGCTGAAGTAATGGAACCAGAAGCTGAGGTTAATCCAACACAAGCATTTGTTGATGATATATTGGCAAAGAACTTTGCTGGTGCACAAACAACATTTAATGATATGTTAGGCGCTAAACTTAATGATGCTCTTGATGCTGAGAAAGTAGCATTAGCACAACAAGTTTATAACGGCGCAGATGCACTAGAAGATGATGAAGAACAATTAGAATTAGCTCTTGATCAGGATGATGCAGAATATGAAGACGACCTAGAAGATGGTGCGGAAGAATATACTGTTGATACTGGTGAAGAGGAAACAGAAGTAGAAGATTAATTTGTTATAAATAAGTGTAACATAATTATCACAGGTATAAGATAAATGAAACTTATTACGGAATATAACGAAAGCGATGTTCAATGCATCGTTGAGAAAAAAGAGGACGGCTCGAAGAAATATCTCATCGAGGGTGTTTTTGCTATGGCCGAATCAAAGAACCGTAATGGACGAATTTATCCTAAAGCTATATTAGAAAAAGCAGTTGACAAATATGTCACTGATCAAGTTAAAACTAAAAGAGCTGTTGGAGAGCTTAACCATCCGGAAGGCCCAACAGTTAATTTAGATAAGGTATCCCATCTAATTACCGATCTCAACTTTGAAGGTAATAATGTGATGGGTAAGGCACAAGTACTGGATACTCCTATGGGACAGATCGTAAAAGGTTTGCTTGAGGGCGGTGTTCAATTAGGCGTGTCAACTCGTGGTATGGGAAGTCTTGAGCAACGTAATGGTACAGCGGTCGTCAAAGACGACTTTATTCTTAATACGGTTGATATCGTACAAGATCCATCCGCACCGAATGCATTCGTTAATGGAATTATGGAAGGTGTAGACTGGGTATGGAATAACGGCATTATTGAAGCCAGGGCAATTGAAGAAATGGAGACTGAAATTAAACAAGCTCCACGTACTGATCTCTATGAGACACAGGTCCGTGAGTATAAGAATTTCCTCTCGTTACTCAAACAAAAGAGCATGTAAGGAGAATAGCATGTCTGATCTAGAAAATCAGGTCACAGAAGCAGATCTCCATGACGAGGACGTTGTGGAAGAAGCTCACGACCCAAAAAATGCGGAAGACGCATCTGTTGCATCTGTAAAGGGCGCGGCTGGTAAAACTACTAAAGCACCAGATCCAGCACCTAAGCAGGGTACACATATGCCGATGCCGAAAACAAAAGCAGGTATGTTGCAAGCAATGTATGCCAATGCTTCTAAAATGAATAAGAAGCAATTGACAGCAGCTTATGGTAATATGATGACAAAAAATGAGGGCCTAGAAGTAGAAGATGAAGCAATTATGGAAAATCCAGAAGTTGCTTATGACTATCAAGGTGAACTCGATGCATTAGTTGAATCTGAAGCAACTCTATCAGAAGAGTTCAAAGAGAAAACTACTATCATCTTTGAATCAGCAATGAAAGCAAAATTAGCAGAAGAAATCGAAACACTCGAAGAAAACTATGCTAACGAGCTTGCTGAGGAAATTGCAACAACAAAATCTGACCTCGTAGAAAAAGTAGATTCATACCTAAACTACGTAGTTGAGCAGTGGATGGAAGACAACAAGCTAGCAGTTCAAACTGGCTTACGTACAGAAATCGCTGAAACTTTCATGAACAAGCTGAAAGATGTATTTACAGAGTCTTATATCGAAGTTCCAGAAAGCAAAGTTGACTTAGTTGACGAGCTATCTGAGCAAGTAGAAGAACTCGAAACTGCACTTAACGCTCGTACTGAAGAAGCGCTAGAACAAGCCAAGGCAATAGAAGATTTTACCCGAGCAGCTATTGTAGCTGAAGCGGCTAAAGACCTTCCTGATACACAAGCTGAGAAGCTTGCAGGTCTTGTCGAATCTATCGATTTCGAAGACGAAGAAACTTTCGCTAAGAAAGTGGCTACCGTCAAAGAAGCACATTTTGCAGCGCCAGCTGTGGAATCAACCATTGCTGAAGAAACAGATGTTGATGCGGAAGCTGATACAACCGACGTTTCTGATACAATGGCGACATATTTGTCAGCAATCAGAAAACAATCTAAATAAGGGAGATCCAAGGAAATGGAATCTTATTCTAACTTGGTCGAAAAATGGGGCCCTGTTCTTAACGAAGAATCAGCTGGCTCTATTAAAGACAACCACAGAAAGCAAGTAACTGCTGCTCTGTTGGAAAATACAGAGAGAGCTCTTACTGAAGAGCGCGCTCAATTAAACGAAGCTGCACCAACAAACGCAACAGGCTCAAACATCAATAACTGGGATCCAGTATTGATCAGCCTAGTACGTCGTGCTGCTCCTAACCTAATTGCTCACGATTTAGCATCTGTACAGCCTATGAACGGTCCAACAGGTCTTATCTTTGCAATGAAGTCAAAGTACACATCACAAGGTGGTACAGAGGCTATGTTCAACGAAGCTGATACTCAGTTCTCTGGTACTCAAGCAACTCCAGCAAATAACGTTGCTGATGGTGCTGACGGTTCAGGACTACTTAGCTACGGTGGTGACTCTGCTATGCCTCAACCAAACCACGGTTCTGGTATGGCAACAGACTCTGCTGAAGCTCTTGGATCATCTGGTTCAACAGACTTCGCAGAAATGGCATTCAGCATTGAGCGTCAAACTGTGACTGCAAAGTCACGTGCTCTAAAAGCTGAGTACTCATTAGAGTTGGCTCAGGATCTTAAAGCGATCCACGGTTTAGACGCAGAATCAGAATTGGCAAACATCTTGTCAACTGAGATTCTTGCTGAGATCAACCGCGAAATCATTCGTGTGATCAACGCTCATGCTAAGCCAGGTGCTCAATCAACACATATCACTAAGAAAGGTTTAATCGACCTTAATTCTGATGTTGATGGTCGTTGGTCTGCAGAGAAATTCAAAGGTCTCGGCATCCAAATCGATCGTGAAGCTAACCAAATCGCAAAAGATACTCGTAGAGGTAAAGGTAACGTGATGGTATGTTCATCTGACGTTGCTTCTGCTCTAGCATCAACAGGTATGTTAGACTACTCACAAGTACTTGCTTCTAACACATTGAATGTAGACGACACAGGTAACACATTTGCTGGTACTCTGAACGGTCGCATGAAAGTGTACATCGACCCTTATGCAACAGTTGATTATATCACTGTTGGCTATAAAGGCGCAAACGCATACGATGCAGGTCTTTTCTACTGCCCATACGTACCATTAACAATGATGCGTGCAGTTGCTGAAGATACATTCCAGCCAAAAATTGGTTTCAAGACACGATACGGTCTTGCTTCAAACCCATTCACACCTGGATCATCTAATGGCCTAGGTACTGCTCGTCAGAACCAGTACTACAGAATTATGCGTGTGGATAACATCCTCGGATAATATCCTAAACACATAAGAATAGGGTTAACCTATCAAACTGGGGCGCTTCGGCGCCCTTTTTTTTGTATAAATACATGTATGATTAAACTAACAGAAAACGCAGAAGAATATTTGAAAAAAGTTGGAAATCCCCACGTTTCGTTAAATGTAAAAGGCGGTGGATGTTCAGGTTTTCAATATGAATGGGGTACAACAGATAAAGAACCTACTATAGGAAATCTATGGTTAGATCCTATGGCAGAGATGTTTGTATTTGGTTGTACTATAGATTACGTAGAAGAGCTTGGTGGATCTTATTTAAAGGTTGTAAACCCTAATGCGACTGCATCATGCGGATG